AGCCATCATAGCTGTCCTGCGTCCAAATCGCATTACCAATCTGTTCATTTGGCGTAGCTGGATTGTCTCCCCAGTAAAGATTATTCGAAGCCGCTTGATTATCCATGTGCGAGCCTTGAACGGCTGCCAAATTCAAGGCCACTTCACTTTCTTCGCTGGTATAGCCATCAACTTCTTCAGAATTGCCAAATTGAAGCACGCCACCCTGACTATTGGCAAATCCTAGAAATCCATTATCAGCATGCATAGTTGCCGTAATAACTGGCTCAACAGGATAAGTGCCGCCATTGTGTACCGTGATGGTGTCGGTATAATATTCAGAATCAGCTGGGTTAGGCGACCATGGAGAAGCAGTTGGCCCCATATCAGCCTTAACGTGTCTAAAAGTAAGCGTAGATGTTGGGCAAAAAGCATCTACAGAAAAGTTGGGAATGCCGGCATCAAGATGAACCGAATTGATAGTCCTTGTGAAATATAGCCTAATATATTCGTCAGAATTTACTTGTTGAGTTGGACTATCGTCTTCCCACCCATTAGCATTAAAATACCCGAAACCAATATTTCCTTGGCCTTTAACGTCCACTGAAATAGTGACTGTTGCTCCGGAAACAAGCCAGCTTGAATCGTTCGGATCAACAACAGTCTGAATAACCGACTTGCTCGTATTAGTTGCCGTTGTAATCCCATCCTGAGTCGTTGTCGTACCATCAGGACTCCATACAACAGGACTCCAATTATTCCCAGTATTGTGCAATAGATTATCAGAGAGAGCCTTGTATGGCATATTGTCAAACGTCTTCGTGGCTACCGAGTGCGCGATGCCATCGGGGACAAATAAAGTGAACGAAGATGTGATTGCATTTCTGCCTTTAGGAACATCGTCAACATCTGTGAGCACGGCATTCCAATACACAGACAAGTCATCATTGAACGAAACCTGATGAGTGTCACCGTGCAAGATGCCACTTAGCTTATAGAAGGCGGTGCGAAATGCCTCATCATCATCAGCAATAAGCTGATAGCCAACAGTTATCTCGCGAGATGGGTTGCGAACGTATTCAAGTGTTTCCCCATCAGATATGCCTATGGCATTGCTAGTAGCAGATTGCTTAAGAAGCTCTCGTCCACCAACTTGCAGCGTCCTATATCCGGGCACAAGATTCTCAATGTATTGTCCATCGATTAGCATCGCTTCTGCTGGAAGCTGATTATCATCTGCACCCGTGAAGGGTGTCGTTTCTCTGAAATCGTACAATTAGACTAACCCCTTTCGATAATTGCTTACCTTTGTCAAACGATTAAGCTCTGTTTGCATTGGGTTTGCGGTTGCACGAGCAACCTCTCGGCCGTCAATATACAGAGGAACCTCAATCGTTTGCTTGCGAGTGTAGTTGACATCAAGATTTGAAGACAAGGTTGCGCCCTGTACACTGTTATTAAGCGACTGCAATGATGCATCAAAGGGAGAAGTATTCACTGCCGGCATCGTAACAGCAGCGCTATCAGCAATAGCTTGTGCCATGCTAGAAACATTACTTTGGACGTCTGAGAACTTGTCAGTAAGCCCTGCATTTAAGCCGTTCATGATGGCGTTACCAGCAGGTATGAGCAGCTTTGCATCGTATCTGATTGGGCCTTTATGCTTGCGAATCCAAGAAGCAATTCCGCCAACAAAATCGGTTATCTTCCCCCAAGCCGCTTTGAGGCCATTGAAGAAGCTATCCATGATAGCGCGGCCAGCGTCAGCCAAGCTAAAATTACGAAGCGCATTGAATGCTCCTTTGATGCCATTAACTATTCCACTTACCATGCCAGTAAAACCAGACCATACAGCCTTAGCGCCATTAAAAATACTAGTGGCAGCTCCAATCACAATAGACTGTATGTTGTTCCAAGCTGATGAAAAGAATGATGTAATGCTATTCCACAATCCGGAAAAGAATCCGGGAAGTGCGTTCCAAATTCCCTCGGCCGTGCTGACTGTTCCGCTCCATAATCCTGATAAGAATGAAACAACACTGTTCCATACGCCCTCAGTGGTAGACGCGATGCCGCTCCATAATCCGCTGAAAAATGACGAAAGCGCACTCCAAATAGCGGAAGCGGCAGATACTGCACCATTCCAAAGCCCCTCTAAAGTTGAAACCAAAGTATTCCAAACAGTCATTGCATAGGTTTGAATAAGGCTCCAAATACCGGAGAAATACGTAACAAGGCCATTCCATATCTGACCAGCGGCGGAAACAATGCTGTTCCAGATAAGCTGGAGATCAGCGCCTAGCTGTGTCCAATTTGCAGTAAGCAAATCGATGACAATAAGAATGGGACCCATAATAACTGCTTTAAGCATGTTCCAAACACCGGTAGCAATTTGGACAATCCCATTCCAAATTGTCGTCAGGGAACCGCCAAAGGTTGACCATACAGCAGTTGCTACTGCAACTATTCCATTCCACAGAGTCGTGAAGAATGTGGATAGCACGTTCCAAACTGTCGTTGCTGCAGTAACAGCACCTTGCCAGATAGCTGAGAGAGTGGTTATGAATGCTGTCCAAGCAGCTGATGCCGTGGTCGTAATCCCAGTCCATAGATTACTGAAGAAATCTGTAATGCCGCCCCAAGCTGTCTGAATTCCGCTAATTGCAGATGTAAACGCACCCGATATAGCATTCCAAACAGCTTGCGCAACTCCTACAAGTCCTTGCCAAGCTCCTTGTAACCATGAAACAAATCCCGACCATAGTTTTTGGCCAGTCTTGGTTTGGGTAAAAAAGTACACCAGACCAGCAACCACTGCTGCAATCCCAGCAATCAAAAGTACCCACGGATTCATGCCTAAGATCAATCCAAACGCTTTCCATACACCACCAGCCGTTTTTACGATAGTTCCGAAGTTAGTGATAACGGATATAACGCCTCTAATAGGGCCGATCATTTTAGAAAAAACACCGAGAACGCTTGAAAATCCGCCGATGGCTAATCCCATTACTTTGAATGCCCCGACAGCTCCAAGGATCGCCGCAGCAAATGATTTAACGATGTCGTTGGCAAACGCTGCTTTAACAATAGCTGCGATTGGCTTCAAAACAGCCACCAGTCCGATTAGAGCGCCCTTAACACCGTTAAAAATTGCTTTCCACGGTAAATTAGCAATAAAGTTTCCAACAGTAGTCATCGCTTCCATTGCTGCTACTCCGAAATCTGTAACAGCTTGTTTGATTACGTTAAATATTCCTGAAATTTGCCCATTACCGAATGCCGAATTAAAAGCATCTCCGACCTTTTGAGCAATACTAATTAGATTGACAAATGCAACATTGACTAAGCTACCAACTAGGCTCCAAATGGTTTGTAAAACGGACCCTACTCCTTGGAGAACGGAACTGAGCCCGCTCATCGAGTCGCCCTTCCCCAAACTGCTTAGTTGTGTCTTGATGTTCAAAATCAATGCCGAAAATGGAAAAAAAAAGTTGCCGATTGATGCTATAACAGAATCAAAATTAATGACGCTAATTTTTTCAATGATTCCGCTAATAGCTCCGACAGCGACTTTAGACATCGCCTGCCAAGCAGGATGAAGCTTGTTTGCCAGTGTTTCCTGAAGGCCGTCCATTGCCTCACCGACTGTCTTGTAACTTGTGGCCATCTTCTGGAAAGCCTTGCTGTTTCCTGCCTTTTCGATGCCATCAAAGAACTGCTGCGTGCTTACGTTGCCGGCTTGAACATTCTGAACCAGTTCTTTGGTGCTCATGCCCATTGCTTTAGCAACGGCTGCCATGCCTGCTGGAGTCTGTTCAAGCATTAGACGAAAATCAGCCCACTGCACCATTGGCTTAGCAGCCATTTGTGTGCCTTGTTCCATCAATGTCTTCATGGCTTGCTTGGGATTATCAGTGGCAGCAGCTAGGCCACCCATACCTTTAACAAGGCGACCAACGCCTTTTACGCCTACTGATGCAAACTGTGCATAGGCAGAAGCCATGTCAGATGAACTGTAAATGGTCTCCTGAGCATATGATTGTAACGACTTTTCAATTGATGAAATCTGTGCAGGCGTCTTACCAAGAAAAGTCATATTACTCTCAAACGTTTGCCACGCCTTGCTGGAAGCGTCAAGTTCACCAGCCATGCTTTTGACGCCTGCACCAATGGCACCCACAACTTTAGTTAGGCCAATGGCACCAGCAATCTTACTCACAGTTGACACAAAGTTGCCTGCTGGTTTCGTTGATTTTTCAAAGCTATCACCGGCCTTTGACGCAGAACTCGCGATATTCTTAAAAGTCCCCGAAAAGTTGCGGTCAACGGCGGATAAAATTGCTTCAACACTAAAACTTTCAGCCATGCGCTTCCTCCTTTCTTTCAGATAATGGAATGATTTTACCTTCGCGCTTCAACCGCTGAAATTCGGCCATCCGTTTTGCAAACACTTGAGCTCTAGTATATTTGAGCTCGGTTGTGCTCATCTGTGACACTTCATAATTGGGCTCATAATTTGATCGCACGTTATCAATAGCTGCTTTCTTATCAAAGAAATCGTCAAAGGTCTGATACTTTGGCTTAGGAGTCTTGCTCCCGGTTGTTGCCTGCACTTGCTGGTTCATCCATGCTTGTTGTGCAATCTCGTTCTGTCTGTCGACTTGCTTAAGCTGATAAGCTTCCATGCGCAGTTCGTATTCAACAAGCGTCATGCGTTCGATTTTCCGAATATCAGAAAAGCCTAGATAGGCAAAAGCGTTTAATAAGATTTCGTGATACGTTTCTTCACTACTCTTTTGAACGCTTTCGTCCTCATCTAGGCCTTCATGTTTTTTGCTACTGCTTTTACTGCGTTAGCACTGTTCATTTCATTTGCAACTTGCTTAAATAGAGAGTCTAAGTCCGTGTTGCTGTCAATAAAGTCATCGACTTCGTTAGCTGACGGACGTTTCTTAGATGTCACGGTAGCTGAATAAATGGTGTCTGCTAAAACAGCAGCATCGTATGCATTCAGACCAGCTAGTGCCTTTGCAACACCCATGCCAAAGTTAATGCCATGCATGACGGCACCCATATTCTTATCCATTTCGCGAACAAAGCGGACGCCAAAGTTAAGCTCATATTCTTTACCGTTAATGGTTAATTGCATGATTTAAAATCCTTTCTTTTAAAGCCGCCCGGGTTTAACCCGTACTGTGACTTTCTTAGGCGACTGATTGACATAGTTAATTGGCGCTGATATTCGCCCCATCAGATGTAGGGTCAACGCTAACCCCACTTGGGGCCGCTATTTTGATATGGTTGTGGTGGTTGTTGTTTCGCCCGAAACACTCGTACCCGGATCTTTAGCAGAATCCCACTGGACGCCACCACCGGTCTTGTCAGTATCAGTGACCTTGCCAACCCCAAGGAATACGTAATCGACCTGTTCCTGAGTTTCGTCATCGAGAGTTGTCCATCCGCGTTTAGGCGTCCCGTTAACAGAAAATGTGACATCGCGAGTAGAGTGGTCGTCAGGATCATTGTCGTTGCTATCTTCTTGCACCGTTACCTGCATATACCATGCGAGATACTTACCTTCAGCGTTCTTGCGTTTGCGGTAGAGAATCCAAAAGTCTAGCAATTCGCCGTCAAACAGTGAGTCATACATTACGTCTGCAATTGCAGACGTGTTGTTCAGGAACTCGACTTCAAGATCGGTACTTGCGGAACTACGAGTTGCTACATTGCCGTCCTTGGTAACAGTGGAATCACTGTCAACAGACGGGTCAAATGACAGCGAAGTCTGCCAAGGGATAATTTGGCCGCTAACCGTTGCTTGATCGCTATGTTTGCGAGCCAAGGCAACAACGTCCATGCCTTCTAGCACTTTTAATTCATTTGCCATGTTATGGCCTCCTATAAAATATTGAGATTGAGTATCAGCGTGGCTCGGTTGAGAACCGTGTCAGGGACACTCTGGTCTTGTGTAAACTCTTTTGAATGGTCTTCTACACGTCCATAGAATCGGTAATCATCAGTTAGCACTTGCCCAATCGCGGCACGAAAAAAGCGCTCCGCCATATCAGATACGGTGAAACGCTGTTTTTTGTCGCCCCAGATGTCAATGGTAATTAGCACATTGCCATTTAGTGACGTCTTTGTTGCAGTAGGAACAACTTGAATATCGCCAACAATGACGAATGGATATGGGGCGTTCTCCTGCTGCATGGGCAGATGGTCATAGGTCTTGTACCCGGACGATTGCGAAAACGCATAGAAGTAATCGTATAGCTCTTGCTCTGGTGATGTGATTTGAATCACCTACTTTGCTGCTTGTTTAAGCTGATTAATAAACTGAATCTTTTGATAAAGGAACGCAGGCTTCAATACAGGACGTGCCCGCATGAATCGAGTTCCATTTTCGGTGTATGGGTTGTATTCTTGCGTCATCGCTACGATACCGGACAGCCCCGAATCAGTAATTGCTAACTTGATGCCACGCTTTGTAGCACCAGTAGGATGAGCGTACACGGTGCCCGTCATTTGCTGAGCACGAGTTTGCAACTGTGCTGTCTGCTGTTTGACGATTTGCTTGACAACGTCCATCTTCGCTCGCTTCAGCAGGCCAGCGACCAGTTTGTCCATACCTTTTAGCTGAATACGATAACCAAGCCCAACTTTACTCATTTCGTCTCACCCACAATCAAAGTAGTGTTTTGAAGCGGAACGCGGGCGGTATTGAGAACGTAGTGTGTTGCATCATCATCAATCGTTAAATAGCTCCAATTGACGGTGATTGGCTCAACTAATCGGATTACTTTTGCCTTTTGAGCATAGTTTCCGAATAGCTGAACACTCTTGTCGGTTCCCATGTCAGTGACGCTGGCTGCAGCGCTGGCTACCTCTTTTGGGTCACCGTACTCGTGCGTTTTAGGGTTGTACTCTTCATCATCCGTCCAGAATGTGATCTCATGGTCCAAACGCATATGATCACCTCTTTGGATAGCCAGAAATGAAGCTGACGGTGCCAAGAGACTTAGCGTTCTTCCCGTTGGATTCTTTCCAGTCGTTGATGTCATTATCGAAATCATCGAAGTCGTTAGATTTGAACGTGAACGACTGTCCTTCTTGCTCGTATGACGTCATTCCTTCGTTCTTACGCCTGTTGTAGCGTCTAACGCATACTTCTAAGGCAATATATGAAAGCTCCTCTGGGAAGTCTTCTGTGGGCTTTAAACCGAGCTTAAACCGGAGAGCTTTGGTGGTGTTGGTAATGATGAGATTGAGAACATCATCTTGTGCGTCAGTTTTGATTTCCATCATCGTCTTCAAATCCGCAAGTGTTATTGGATCGTTTTCTGCCATCACTTCACCGCCTTTATTGCTTGAGCGTACTTGTATGAGCACTTCAACTTATCAACGAAGCTAAGGTCATCACCAAACGGGACTCGATCGGTGTACTTGCCTTTAAAGAAAAGATTATGCATATCACCGGTAACACCAGCATTGTGCATGATCTTGGTTTCATTCCACCGCTTGACTGGATCGGTAGCCCAACAAAAATCGAGCTCATCACTGATGACGGGTCCAATGTTGAAATACAGCATATTCCAGAGTTGCGCCCACATTTCAGCGGTCCATTTCTGGATATCGCTGTCGACTATTTGAAAGTAGTGCCACAGACGATTGCTATCTGCATATACCTTGTGCCAGTATTCTGCGGTTGGGTGATTGATGATCCACTGAGCACCGCCTGAGTTGTGGTTGATTGTCTCAAGTGAAGCTAACGTAACTCCGACAATATCAGCCATGCGAGTAAGGACTTGTTCACCATTCTTGCACCGCTTGATATAGTTTGAATTCAAATACCCATTTGTATCACTGCACAGCCACCGATCTGGGTGTGCTTTGATCTTACGAAAATCCGGTCGCTTACGGAAAATGACATCACTGTCAAAGTAGAAGTATTCTTCGTTTTCACGAGACTTATCTTCAGCCAAGTATTGCCACCACAGCCAAGGCTTGACCGATGGGATATAGCTCTTGTCGCTCCGTAAGTCATTATAGGTATGCACCTCAACGCCATATTTGTCGGTCAGCCGCTGCGGAATGAAATCATCGTGTCGTGTAAACAGTAGCACAACATCGCGCAAGTCGAATCCGACACTTCTCAAATTGGTTAGGCAGACTTCCAACTCCCATTCAAAACGCTTGATAGCGGGTTGACACAAAATAAGCTTCATAGGTTAACCCTCTGCTACTGTCGTTGTGCTAGTCGTTGTAGGCGCTTTAGTAGTTGTTGTAGTTGTTGTAGTTGTTGTAGTTGTCGTAGGCGCTACTGTCGTTGTAGTAGTCGTGGTAATTGTTGGCTTTGCCGTAGTAGTCGTGGTAGTCGGCACAGCAAATGCTGGAACATCAGCCTTGTCAGACTCGCGATTATCGTCAGAAAAAGATACTTGGTAATCCCCATTTGCAACTTTTGTTCCTGCTTGAAGCCCAGTCAAGGAAACCGACATTGATCCGACATCACCCGAAGCAATCTTTGTTCCGTCCTTCTTATAAAGGTTCAGTCGTTCATTACTTCGATCTTCTGCCATGGTGTTCTCCTTTCAGCCGCCCCACATGATCGCGGTACTGTGGTTTTCTTAGGCGACTATTAATTATCTATTTAGCCGTAATGAGTGCCCCATCGCTTTCTGGAGTTGCACTAACCCCTGATGGGGGCCGCTATTTTGACGTGGTTGTGGTGGTTGTGGTAGGAACGAGCACTTTGGCTTGCAAGACGTTTTCAGCTTCTGGGAAGCTAGGAAGTGCGGTGGCTGCTGCCTTTTCCCAAGTTGCGATTGGGTCCTGCGTGGTCTCGTAAACGGTGGTGAACACATTACCAACAGTGCCCTGTTGAACACCCGGAGTTGCGATCAGCCGGGACTCTTCAGGGGTAGGGCCATAAACGGTTTGCCCAAGCTGGTCATCACCAAATGCTACCAAGGTGTCTTCTGGGAAGTACCGTTCAACGGTATAGATACCGTTAGCTCCCTGCTTGCGGTACTTGGCATCATACGTCACGATGGTTGGCAAGCCGAACGACTGCATAACCGCATTGAGACTGCCAACACTAGGTAACAGGCCTGCCGTCTTGAAGTAGTCAGCAAATGCCTTGCTCCGAATCAGGGCAGTCTGTACCTTGGAAGAAGTCAGGATACGTGTTGGCACGTAGTCGAGCAATGCAAACCAGTCTTGCAGGTCCTTGATCGGATCAGCACCATCAGCATCCCAAGAAGTAGCAGCGGTTACTTGGTGTTCTGCCGGGACGTTATAAGTAACGTCAAAGTTCATGTTGTTCTCGTCAATGCTGATTGTACCAGTGGCGAGTGCCTCCATCCGCATCTTCTCGACACGGGCATAGACGCCTTGAACCAGCACATCCAAGTCGTTGTACACAAGGCTGGTCAGGTAGTTCTGTTCAGCCGGCGTGCGCGGATTGCGTAATGCGATCAGGTCCTTTTCCTTAAGCTGCATCTTGCGTTTGATGTAGCCAAGTTCAGCGGCCTGAACACTCGCTTCACGACTACCAATCTCTGCCTCAGTGTCAAATGCAGAAACGGACGCGATGATGGGTGTCTTAGAACCGCCACGCAGGTATTCAAAGTCCAGTTGGTCAATCTTAACCGAAGGGAACAAGGTGTCCCCAAGTAATTGCGGATACTGGCGGTTTTGAACGTAATCAAGTACCGTCTTTTGATTAAACAAATCTAAAATAGCTGGCATAAGTTATTCCTCCTTAGTCAGAAACATGGCTGAATTTAATTTCTTTCAGCGCAGTGATGGCAGCAGCTGACGGCTTGACTGGCAAGCGGGCTGCATTCACATATCCTTCAACGATGACGCCTACCGGTTGAGGACCTTCGCTGACGTCAACATCATTGATGGTCACACCGACTGCCGTTGCATCGTTCTTTGGATAGATAGAGCCTGCTGGCAATACGCCATCTACGACACCAGTGGTTGAACTATCAGCTTGGTGTGTGAACGAAACGAATTTCTCGCTATCCAAGAAGTTGATCTCAGATGCGGTTACCTTTTTACCTGCGTACATAAAAGTATCTCCTTATTTTTGTTTCCATGGGTCGTTAACAACTTGGCTCTGCTGATTCCGTTGTTTAGCAAATGCCGCGCCCGGAGTCTCTACCTTTGAACCATGCGTTTTGGGTGTGCTGCCCTTAAGCAACTCTTGACGAACACCTTCAGCTACTGCTTGATCATGCGCAATGAGCCACTTTACATTCGCCTCAGTAGATTCTGCCTCTGGCGTTACAACGTGCTGCAAATCGTCCTCAGTGACTGTCATCTTGGCTTCCTCAAACATCGATCGAGCCTGTTTGCCCATTTCGTAGGTGGCAAGCTGTGACTTGAGTTCATCTCGCTCTTTTTTAGCCTTTTCTAGCTCATAATCCTTCTTCTGGTCGGCATTCATCTTGGCCAGCTTTGCAGCCTCGTCAACAGCAGCTTGCTTCTCCTTCTCGGCACGAGCAAGACGCTTCTTGACGATTTCATTGACCTGTTCATCGGTGTAGGTATGCTGATCAGAGCTTTCATTAGAACTATCTTGGTCATTTTCCGAGTCTTGAGTGTTGGTGTCATTTTCACTTTGAGATTCGCCGTTTTGCTGGTTCTCTTGACTACCGTCAGCACCAGTATCTTCAGCGAAAAATTGCAAAGTCATCGGCATTAAAATCTTTGGAATCATGTTCAGAACTCCTTCCACAGCTTTTTAGACGGATCAGGCTTGCGTCTTAATTTACCGGAGCTTTTAGAGTCGATCACGCTTGGACTTTATGACATAAAAATAGCCGCTATCTGCGGCTTAGAAATTATTCAGCTTCATCATCTGGCACATATGCCGCAATAGAGCATCGGCAATTTGGGTGGACGGGAATATCCGGCACGTCATCAACCTTGTACATGCCTTTACCTGTTCTGCCACCTTCTGAAATCTCCTTGCACACGTCACATGCGCTTGGTTCAGCTACCCATTTGCAATCGTTATAACCAAACTTGTAGAAGCTATCTAGCTGAGCTTGCGTCTGAACCCGGGCTGACTCAGTACGCGCAATTCGTTCTGTCACATACCGATAATTGTCAACTTTGTCAGCTACTTGGTCTCGTAATTTGCGTGCAATCTTTAGTGGACTCTGTCCTTGAATGGTAGCGGATGTCAGCAGTCCATCCAGTTCAGCCTTGAGAATGTCTTGGTTGATCCAAATGCGCTGTGAGAAGGTGTAATCTCCCTCTCGTTTGGATAGCAGCTTGGCTAAATCAGTGTAGCCGCCCTTAGATACCGTCTCTCCAAGTATTCCTGCTTGCCGTTTGATCTCGGATTGATAATCATCGCTCAATTTTGATATTAGATCAGCGTTCACTTTCATGTGTGCATCAAGCATTTCTTGACCAATCTCACTCTTGAGCATTTCTAAGCGATTAATGCGCATGGTAGCGTTGTATAGCTTGAGACGATCATTGACATCCTTGCTGAAGTCGGAATATTTGAGCGGTCCACCGTTATACATCTTTCTAGCATCATCGACAATCGACTTTGCTTCCGCTTGATAAGCTTTAATGTCGGTGGCCATTACTGCTTGACGCGCACCGGCCATGCTGTCGTTGCTATATGCGGCATACTTGGCAAACTCTGAATTAATATCCTTTTGAATGTTGGTTAAAGCTTTGTCAAAATATTCCTGAATTCGGACATTGAACGCCTCGTCATTCTTAAGGTTCTCGACAATCCATTTCCGTTCAGCGGCCGTTCGCTTATTCCAGTAGGCAGAATTACTCGCTATCTGTTGTTGAGTCGTTGTTGTCATCATTGCCACCACCATTCAGCAATTTCTGGAAGTCCGGGCTTGACGGACTGTTAGCAGCAGCGTCTTTTGCTTTCTGGGCGGTCTCATCAGCGATGCGTTTCATTTCGGCCTTGGGATCATCGACAAATGATAAGGTGCTAAGCATAGTCTGATCTGATACGAGGCCTTTTAGTTTAGAAGCCGCGTCCGCTTCGTCGGTAATGTTCTCCGGAAGATTTCGCGTGAATGCGAAGTTAAGCTTTTGCCAGTCATCAGATTTACTTTCTGGAAGGATTGTCCCAACACTGAATGCGATCTTGTAAAGCTCCCGGAGTGACTGAGTAAACTTACGGTCCTGATTGGCCGCTAGATTGCGCATTGGTAGCAATTTGTATTGCAATGCAACGCCAGAACTATTGCCGCTGAATGCTTCATCGTTCAAGTTTGCAACCATGCTGATCTGATAGATCATGCTGATGAGGCGATCAATGAGGTGCTCTTGAATGGCATCGCCATCAGGTTTGGTCAGAAATTCAGCTACGCCTTGAGCAGAATCGGCGTCTGGAGCATAGATAATCTGGTTGCCATTAAGATCGAGTTTGGGGTTGCCGTCATCGTCCTCATCGAGTTTCAGGCCTTTGAGAACCAAGTACGCATTGTCAAAATACTCATTCTGGTTCGCCTTCTGGCTTAGTACCTTGTCTAGTGCATCAATTAGCGTCTCAACGTTCTCAAAGATTCCTTGACGTTCGGTGTTCATGAAGAACTCAACAGCTGGCACTTCGTTAAATGGGTTAAATCCGTCTGTCCCTTCAAAGCGAACCATATCAAGGCCGTATATTCCGTCTTTCATATACACCTTGCCAGTTAAATTGTTGTTATCATCATGCCAATACATGACAAACGCAACGGCTTTATGTGCTACCGTGTCATCATAGATGAGGAATGAATTGATAGGCGAGCTGTACGCAATACACGTCTTGCTGTCTTCGTCTTGGTACAAAAAAGCAAGCGCCCGTCCGTAAATGGATGCTTGCTTGCTGATCTCGCTTAATTTGTCCTGAACGCTGTTCGTGTCGTTCCACTCTTGCAGCACAGTATTGTCCTGTGTGTTGTCGAGCGTGATCTTCGGTGGAATGCCAATGTAAAACCCGTTGTAGGTATCCACGATATAGTGAGCCAAGTTGCCAACAAGACGGTTGTCTGGCCCATGGTCCTTTTTCGCATCATCAATAATCTGGTGCTGACCGAGGTACATTTTCTTTGCTGGAAGGTACTTGTTTTTAGCTAGATCATCATTGGCGGTAATAAACGCATTGATGTCATCGCCAGTTAGCTCTTCATCAGTCGGGAAAATAAACACATCTCCGTCTGTGATTGAGCCTTTCCCTTGAACTGTTAATATGATGGCCACCTCCTTAGAAGTATTTGCTTGTGTTCTTGAACGTATGAGCTGCATTTCTCCGTTTGATTACCTGCATGACAAAATACCTCATGGCGTCCATTGCGTGGTCATGTGCCTTGACCACTTTGTCTTCACCCTTTTGACTGGCCTTGTCATCCCACACATAAGAAGCGAACTCTTTGAACAGATTAGTTAGCCCAGGTGTGAACTTGATCTCACCAGAGTTCATAGCTGTTTGCGTTTCTCTAATGCCGTTTAGCACATCGTTATCAGCTTTAATAACTCGATACCGGCGTTCTCTCAATTTGGTAATAAATGAAGCCGCTGATGGATCAACAATCACTTCACAGCGTATGTCACCGACAAATTGGCTGAAATCCCGAGCGTATTCATCATCTGTCTTCTGTCTGCTGCTATGCCGTCCATCGTAGTAATACTCTTTGAGGCAATACCAAACAGAACCACATTTACCCCAAAGTAAGAAAACTGTGGGGTTCTGTGTGCCATAGTCAACACTGACATAGTATCGGCTTGGCTGCTGGCTTGGATTGCTGACCATCTCGTCTTTATTGAAGTTGTCGTAGACAATCCCATCAGCCAGAACCCATTGTCCCAGAATGTATCGCTGGTAGAACACTCCAGAGTACATATGTTCGTACCTGTCAATGACTTCATCGCTCAGGCTAGGATTGTCCGTCATCACGAAATGGAGACGCAATGCGCGTTTATCGTCTGCTTGATCAATCCAATCAGTCTTGAACCAGTGATACGGGCCCTCTGGGTTCATATTGAACCAGTATTTGCCGCCAGTAACGGAAACACGCGCTGTCGCTTGATTGACAAACGACTGTGGCATGAGAGCTGCTTCATCAAAGAACATTCCGGCAAGTGTGATCCCTTGAATCAGATCTTGGCTGCTTTCATCTTTACCGCCGAATAAATAGTAGAGGTTGGTTCTTCCATCAAGGCTGATTTCCAGCATGTTTTCTGAACGCCGATCCACAACCGAGAATCCCACTTGTTGCAACGTTTGTTTGAGTGGCCTAATCACATTTCGGCGCAATGATCCAATGGTTTTGCCGGCAATGCCAAATTGCTCGTGGTCAAACATAATCATGCTCCACAGAACATAGCTGATCGACATCGCAAACGTCTTTCCGGAACGCACAGCACCATCAGCAATGATTGTCTGCTTGTCTGGATAGCGGCGCCACCAGTTGATGATGTCTAACTGTTTCCCTTTGAATTGATCAATCGGGGTTGTCATTGACATCATCGTCCTTTGGAATGCTTTCATCAATTGCGGCTAAAAGCTTGTTCAGTCCTCCATATTGGCCTTCTGGAGTGCGGTAAGCGCTAGCTTTTGCTTCCGTGATGTCAGCCTCAGCTTTAGACTTGCGAACCTCTTCGGCCACTTTTTCGGCTTGTGCTTCGTTCAATCGCTTGAATGCTTGATCACGGAACAGCTCCGGCTTGCGATTCTTCAACCAAAATATTTGGGCTGAGGTATCCGGTGCCAGTTCGTTCTCATTGACCATTATTGGTATCTTTTCGTAAGTAGGAACGTTCTCAATTGATGCTTGAACAAGTTCCTTCCTAGTGAACTCTGGATGATCAATCTGATGTTCATTTCGCCACCTAGCTCTTTTTGCCTCCAATACGTCATCTCGAATAGGAACCATTTTATAAGTCGTATTAGTGATGGTCATGCCTAAAGCCCTTTTGACTAGTGAACCAGCAACCATTTGATCAACAACTTCTTTTCCTCTCTTTAGGGCGTCAGAAATGTCAGAATACTTTTTCTTCCAGTCATAAAGTGTTGGCCTCTTGATACCGATGTTATGGGCTATTTGTTCATCAGTGAGGCCGTCTCGGGCCCACCCTTCTATGAGAGCCAGTTTTTCTGGTGTCTGCCACTCTTGATATTTCCCTTTAGCCATCACATATCACCACACCTTCCTTCCATTAAAAAAGCGGTAGCTAGTTAGCTATCGCTGGTTATAATTCATTAAGCTGTTGTTACTCCTGGATTGTCTTTACTAGGCTGTTTCCTCTTATCAGCCTTGGTCTTGTCCCGCTGTTTTTTCAACTTGTCCTTGAGGTTCTTATAGACGTCTTTTGGTGACGGCAAGTGGAATGCCACAGTATCCACCCCCTTTTTGACAAGCATACCTTACTTTCAGGATGTGCGTATCCGCCTCGCGTCTTAACTTGATTAGAGCGTGAACGGACAATTTCTCTGTCAATCTTGCCGATGGTCCACGCTTCAACTTTCGGCATGTAAACGCCGTATTTTGTTGTAATCATTTGAGCCATGAAATCACCTCACACATAGTAAATGGCACGGGTATCATGATCGCTGTATTCGACCAGCTCAAACGTTTTATGAGCAACCACGCCAATGTCATCAGTCCACTGATCGGTTGGCTTGCGCGTTGACACTTGACGCTGAACGAATCCGCCTAGGTCTTTGCTCATCTCTGAATGGAGATGCCCCGTGAACAGTTCGCGATTCTGTGCTGTGCCTAGCATGAATCCAAACTCATCTAGGTATTTTGCAAGGTAGTTGTTCTTGCCCTTGTCTCCGTGAGTGGCACCAATGAAGTTGCGGCCTAACATTGCACCTTTGTAATGCTTCAGTGATATATCCCAAGTGATGTTCGGCTGGTTGCTGTAGGCACGTTTCAATAGACGTGCGAACATATACCCAACTGACGGATCATGATTTCCGGCACAATACATGACCTCACACTCATTGGCGTTCTTGATAATTGCTTCAATCAACGTCTCGAAGTATTGCTCCATTTCGTTCACAGTCTCGCCTAAGTCAGTTGTTTCGAGCTGTGTGCCCTTTGCTGTGGTTGAGTTGATATTATCCATATGAGCAAGATCACCGCCAAGAATGAGCAATATTTTGGCGTAGTGGCCGCGTTGAATGATATCTAGCTGCCGCTTCAATGATTCGGCATAGACATCAAACGTGTGACCGTTGAAATGTGTGTCGAAAGCAGGAATGACCAGATAGCGATCTGATTTCACAAAAATAGGAGCCTTAGCTTGGTATGGCTCCTTGTGTGTGATGATGTCATTCATCAATGATTCATATTGTTCTGCTTCAACTAACGGCCTAATTTGTATCTTGCTTTGATACAATGTTGCTTCAGGCGTCTGCTTCCAAAAATTGCTTGTGGCACGTACAAGCTCCCACTTGGTGTAATCGTACCCGTGAGCTTCCAAAACCTCTCTAGGCGTCATTTTGTGACCCCTGACAACCTTTAGAATGGTTTTACTGGATTGTGTTCCGTCTGAATCGTATTCATTCTTGACTGGTTTTTGGAATTCAATGCCAAGCCGTCTTGCTTTTCCCTGAAGCGCATCATAGCTAATCCCTAGCTTGTCGGCCGTCTCTCGTCTTGTAAAGCCTTCAGAGGCGAGCTTCCTAATGTCACCAATCTGTTCATCTGTCCATTGCATCTACTCGCCTCCTGAAATATAATAATTGTGAGCCACATGCAATCATGTGCTGCTCTTTTCATTTTTATTCCTCAGGCTCTCGGACTCGTCCCCGAGAGCTTTTTTGTTGCCTTAAAAATTTGAGTGAGATAAAATGAGTTTGTTCCAACAATATACTCATTTTCACTCCTCGGTACTACCCCACTCCTTAGCTCTCGGCCCCCAACCGAGAGCTTTTTTATGTGCCTATTATAAGTATTGTGTTCCTAGATTGCATAATTAAAGTTACCACCCAGA